CAAAAGGACGTAGAACTGCACCAGGTGCAATGATCCTGTTTGAAGATAACAGTGAGTATGGATTTATTGTGCATTTTAAAGAACACGTTTTTAGAGGTATGTTTGATGATAACGCACTAACAGCCAAACAAAAGCAAGGTGCCAAAGGTGTGTGCTTAGGTTCATACATTTGGAAAGATGACGATCTCATCCAAGACTATGCGGAGGCATTCTAATGGACACGTGGTTAGACGAACCAGACATTGATGCACTCATACGAGAATTAAATCCATCCCTACAAACTGGTAAAGACTATGATGCCAATTGGGAACTGCTGAAGAGAGAACGTGTTCCTCTAATAGATTTTGAAAGCACAGTTAAAACACAATCACCTACACTGTTAGAATTTGAACGCAACTATAGTTTTGTATACAGACGTTATGATGGCGCACATTGGCACACTGAATTAAGAGAAGTAGACAGTGTTAAAGGTTTAACTACAGCGCAACGCCAATTAAAAGACAGCATTGACACACTACTAGCACTAACACACAGTGGAATTCATTTGAAATGGCGTACTCCAATTGTTAAAAAAACAAACCAATTTGATCCTCGCTATCAATTGTTAACAGATGGTAACACATGGTATTGTTGCATTAACAATTGTGTATATGAACAGAGCAATCGTAGACAAAGAAAAGACAAAGGTTACACAGAAATAACTTTTAGTACACGTAAAACACCTGTGTTCACCCAAACCACCGTTGATCTATTATTAGATAAGTATATGTAGGAGCCCAACTATGTTGATAGAATACTACGCCACAAATGAAGAAGATGACAAGATATTTGAATGGATGGAAAAACTTGGCATCAAGTACACAGAAGCATTCAATCCAGAAGACTACTACTTTGTACTAGAAACAGATGATGACAGAATCATAACAGTTATGACACTGTTGGGCATTGAAATGTACATCTCAGCACAGGGTGAAAAAATAGTTGGTGGTGAAGCCAAACTATAAATATACACATGGAACAGTCAAACAAAAAACCAGTCAAGGGTGAGATAGAAGGCTTGCCAATAGGCAGAGACAAAACTGTAGTGCCACCTGACATGGTACAAGAACTGGCTGCACTGGGCTGTTCAAACAGAGAAATAGCCAACTTCTTTGGTGTACATGAAACCAACATTTCAAGACATTTTGCCGCCAATCTCACAAAAGGGAGAGAAGAACTCAAAATCACCCTTAGACGTGCCATGCTTAAGAACGCTTGTGTGAACATGAATGCGGCAGTTCAGATATTCCTAGCCAAGAACATACTGGGCATGACGGATCAACCTCTACAAACAGAAGCTAATGCTCCTCTACCATGGACTGATGATGAAGATGATGACTTTGAAGTCACAGAGGAACACAAAGAAAAAATTCAAGAAGAATTGGATAACCTACCTCCAGAAGAATAATACACGCCATTTTTTGCCTATTTTGGTTGACATTTGATAAATATTATTGTACAATGTAATAACAAACTAGGAGAATGCAATGGCAAACTATGACAATGACTGCCTAATGGTATTTCGCAAAGTCAGTGAAACACTCAACAGAGAAATACAAACCCATGGGCAACTACAGCGCAACAACAAAATTATTTGGGACATGCTACACGCAATGGACAATGACATTTGGAGCATGTATCTCAGAGGTATCAAACTCATAGACAAAGAGTTTGGACACCTTGTTGAAATGAATGAAATAGCCACTGTGCTAGAACTAGAACGTGCCCTAGAACGCTATGGACACATTTCAACGTCAGGCAATTTACTCACACCATTCCGTACACGCAAGGATCCTCACAACTACAAAGGCAAAGCGTGGAAGATGGTGAACCAAGGTAGAGAGATATGGTGCAGAGCCATGTCAATTGATTTGCCCAATGATGACACTTCAAAGACTAGCAAAGTACAGGAGTTGTTTGGATGATCTCGTACATTAACAAATATTACATAAAGCAAGGCAACTATAGAAAACAAGTGGGTGACAGACGACAGGGTAGACTGCCAGCACCTGACAAATGGTTGTGTGGATCACCAGATCCTATTGAACATGACAAGTACTATGGTTGGCGTAAACACCAATCACAAGCACGTTACCGCAAAGAAGAATATGAGCTCACCTGGGAAGACTGGCAAACACTATGGCCCAATGATGTATGGTTTAAACGTGGCAGAGGCAGAGACTGTGTAACACTTTATCGCAGAGACGCCAACATGCCTTGGCGCATGGACAATGTTGTGATATGCAAACAACAAGACAAGGGCAAATATTATCAACCTGATCGTACGCCAGGTGGGAGAAAAACACTGTGACTAAAATGTTTGAAGACGATCCTTATGAACAGTTTCTATGGATGCAGCAGCGTATTGAAACACTTGAACGCACCAACAATGAAATAGTGCATCACCTTAAGATTACCACGGACCATCTTGACAACGTAGGCAAGGCTGTGAATCAACTGCAGAAGGATCAGGTAGCCATACTACATCAGCTGCATCACTTAAATACAAATGGAGGCAAACATGGCGAAACCAGCAGTAACACTTAGAGGCACCAAAGGGACACCTCTTACCAATGATGAATTAGACACAAACTTTGAGAACCTGCGTGACGCTACTATCACGCTGCAAGCTGACACATCAGGCACCAACGTAGTTGCAGAACTGAATGGAACAATAACACTAGTTGCAGGGACAAACGTCACAATCACAGGGGATGATTCAACCAAAGAGATTACTATTGATGCAGCTACTGGTGCTAACTCAGCACTACAATCAAACACTATTGCCTTGGGCGACGAAGACGTTGCTGCGGTAACACTCCAGCCACCTAGTGGTTATACCAGCAAAGATTTGATATTAGGCTTTGACACTATAGAGATTGATTCTCCATCAGGAACCAATATAATACAAGGCAACGGTACTGATTTATTATTAGCACTTACTGGCAGTGACACACTTATACAGTTTGACAATGCTAATATTGAAATAGAAACTGACAGTGGCACAGGACAAATATACCTAGCGGCAAGTGAATTAGATTTACGTTTTACTTCACATGGCAGTCAAGAATGTAGACTTGCATTGGGCAACTTTACCACAACAGAACGTGATGCATTCACAGGACTACAAGCAGGCACTATAATTTTTAATGAAACAACCAGCAAGTTCCAAGGATATGATGGAACAACCTGGAATGATTTGCACTAAAATGATTACTAGAAAACAGAAATATAGCGCACACAAGGCACTTTGTAAAGGCAGAGTAGATGTTGACGGCAATCCTATTGAATTCAAACTTACATTTGACGAATGGTGTACAATATGGGATGAAAGCGGATATTGGAACCAAAGAGGAAGAAGACGTCACGAATATGTAATGTCTAGAATAGATGATCGTGGACATTATGAAGTTGGAAATGTTATAATACAAACTCAACTTGAAAATATGAAACAAAAACAAATTAAGAATCCTTATAGTGTTAAAGTAAAAACACCTGAGGGCTTATTTAAAAGTCTATCTGCAGCAGCAAAGCATTATAATGTGGATAGACAAACAATTACAAACTGGTGCAATTCGTCAAAAGAATTTGATAGATTTTAATCTGCATAAATACTAGGCGAATCGCAATAGCAAAAACCTTTAAAGGAGAACAAACATGAGCGCAGCAAGCGACTATTTAGAAAACAAGGTACTGGACCATGCTCTAGCTACCACAGCTTACACAGCACCAAGCAACGTATACGTAGGACTACACACTGGTTCACCAGGCGATGATGGACTAGGTGGAAACGAAGTTTCAGGCAACGGTTATGCACGTAAAGAAGCTACATTTGCAGCAGCAAGTGATGGCTCAGCAAGCACTAATGCTACTATTACTTTTGATGCAGCTTCAGGCGGCAACTGGGGTACCATTTCACACATTGGTATCTATGATGCAAGCTCAAGCGGCAACCTACTGTTCCACGGTGGAGTAACAACTTCAAAAACAATTGAAGATGGTGACACTT